GGAACCCCATTTGGGGCCGCATCTTCTCGTAGTCGCGCACCGCCTCCCGCTTGGCGATGTCGGTGACGTACTGCGTGTAGGGGTTCATGTACTGGGAGTAGTCGACATCTTCCACCCCACGCGAGCCCATGGCGGCGCTCTGGTACGCGGAGGAGAGGCCGGGCATGTACGCACCGGCAGCCATGGGAACCTGCCCGATGGTAGCTTCCTCGGTGGGGGAAAGCTGGGCGACGCGCTGGGCGGGGTCGTAGAACTGGTAGGGGGTGGCGCGGACCTCGGCTTCGCCCGCTTCCACGAGGCGCTGCAGGGCATCCTGGTACCACGAGGGAAACTGCGGCGTCGATACCGTGGTGGTAGGCGTCGAGGTGGGTGTAGGAGTCTTGCAGAGAAAGCCCATCAGAAATCCCTCAAGTAGACGCCGCCCACCCGGGCAAGCCCGTGACGCTCGTAGAAGTTGTCCTTGCGCGCCACATCCTCCCCATGCACCACTGCCATTAGGAGGGGGAGTCCCCTCACTTTAGCATATTCGAGGGCGGCGCGCAATAGGTGGGAGGCGATGCGAGAGGTGCGCGCGCACGGGGCAACATAGAAGACGAGATCCCCCAGGAACTTCCCGTGGGAGTACCAATGTTCTCCCTCCTGGAGGGCGAGGACACCCGCGAGCCTATCCCCCTTGTGGGCAAGGAAGATGCGACCCCCCTGCAGGCAATCCCCAAGGGCAGCTTCGACCTTGTGCGGGGCAATGGGAGGCAGCCCCACGGGTGCCCCCGCATGCATCTCCACGAGGAGGGCCCCGATGGCGGGGATGTCTGCCTCCTTAGCGACCCTTATCATAGAGCCTCACGAGGTCGCCCACGCTGTAGTTCTTGGGCGGCTGCTTCTCGTGGCCGTAGGCCTTCTTGCGGATTGCCTTGCGGAGCCCGTCGAGCTTCTTGGCACCCGCCTGGTTGTTGCCGTCCCCCAGCGCCGCTACCGTGGCGGCATCGAAGACGAACTCCCCGGAGGACAACCTCGCCGGCCCCTTCCCATCGATGATGGCGGGCACGTCATCATCCATGCCGCCGCTACCCCCGGGGACGTAGCCCCCGCGCGCCAAACGGTCTCCGGGTCCCGGGTCTGGATTGCTCGTATCTGGAGTGGGATCTGACCCCGGGGTTCCCGGTCCGCCTTGACCCGGCTGCACATTGGTATCAACGCCAAGGACACCCGTACCAAGAGCTTCCACATCAGCGGGCATCGCTCCAGAGGTCGCCTTAGCAGCCAGGTCAAAAGCTGCCGCCAATCCCGGAATTCCCTGCATGCCGAGAAGAGATTCATCGTACATCGTGAGATTATGCGGCTGATTAAGGGCACTCATCATCTGTTGGTCAATCGATTTGCCAAAAAGACCAAAGGTTGCCCCGGCCAGTAGAGCATCTTTCATAGACAATTCATCTTTGATGCCATAGCTGCGGAGAGCATCCTGAGCAGACAGGGCGCTAAGGGCGGTAACGGGTGCCCCCAAGGGAAGTCCGGTTGCCAGACCAATGGCTCCCGCAATCTTGCCAGCAGTGTCATAACCTTGAATGGCAGGGGGATTATAGCCTGTGGGGGAAGTGGGACTTGCGCCAGCAGGATTATCTCGCCCCCCTTCTCCCGCACTTCCCTCCTGCATTCCGCGCATGACGGAAGCGACGCCCGGGGGCACGGGGGTCTCCTCGCGGGTGGGCTGCGTCCCGTAGATGCCCATGTAGCCGGCATTGCGCGGGGAATAGACGGGCATGGGTTCCAGCGTGCGCGGAGCCTCGGGGGGAAAGTTGTAGGGACTTGTGTAGCCGTAGGCATAGCTCTGGAAGGGATTCATGTCTTGTCCACCTTTACGAGACCCTTGTCTTGCAGGTCGGAAAGCAACTTCACGAGGGTGTTGGCCACCGCCGTGACGGTAATGTTCCCCAGATCGATGGTGGCGCTAGCTGGGATTGTACCAGAGACAGCGTAGCCTGTCACCCCGGGGCCCGTCACCACCTGGCCGTGGTAGAGGTTGAGGACGCGCACCAACTCACCCCACGCACTCTGGGCATCGGGCTGGAGGGAGAGAGGGGGAAGCGGGAGGAGGGGCTTCATCGCTCACCGTCGGGGGCCACCCGAAAACGCATGGCACCCAAGCGCCACGAGGTGTTGACACCATCCCCGTCGATGCGATAATATGCGTGGCGCCCCCGTATACGCAGGTCGATCTTCTGTGTCTGCGCCGATACGGTGAAGGGCCCCTTCGTGACTTCCTGCGCCGTCGGAGTATTGGGGTACTTGAGGGTGTGCAGCGTAATTTCGACGTTGCCCGGCATCGCATCCCCATTCCTATCGGAGAAGTCGGGGATGATCCTATCCATGTACATCAACTCTTGGCCCGCGTCCAGATCGAAGAGATTGCTCTCGATGTAGGATGGGAGGGCCGCTCCGTCGGCGTCGTTGCCATACTCATGATAGTAGAGCTTGGTGGCACTGCCGGCATACTCGGCGGCAATGGGGTAGGTGGCAATGCCCTGGTCGATCCACGCCGTGCGCACCATGGTGCCGATTGACCACAGATCCTGCATGTAGTCATAGATGACGTAGGAGTCCACTTCGCCCGAGGTGGTGGGGTAGAACCAGATGACCTCGTTGTAGGAGGTGTTGGAGCCGCACACGATCTTGTCTAGCTGGGTGCGATCCAGGGCCTCGAAGACGTAGCGCAGCACGTCGCACTTCAGGGGTCGCGCCGCCGCACCATCATACATCATGAAGCGCTCGTCGGCCATCCAGTAGGTGCGGCCCCCCACCTCCGTCATGGCATTCTGGCCCAGCACCCCGCAGTTGGTGCCGATGAGTTGGAACCCGAAGGTATACGGGGGACCAACCTGCTGCATGCTGTAGAGGTTCTCGTCGGTCCAGATGAGGATTTGGCCCCGGGTGCGCCTTGCTGCCACGATCTTGGAGGCCCCCGAGAGGACCTTGTCGCCCGCCGTGTTGGTTGCCGAGGCCGTCCAATCGTTGATGTTTTCCTGCGAACACCACCGGATGTAGAGGGGGTTCACTACCGAGGTCAGGGCGTCGGGGCACCCGAAGGAGATGAGGTGCCTATCTTCGGGGCTCACCAGGATCTGCGTATTTTGGGAGGGGGTGGCGGTAACCTGGTAGGCTCGCTTGGCGGTACCCTGCGAGGAATCCCAATAGTAGATGCCGTTGTTGCGGGGGGATGCCACCAGGTCCTCACCCCAATTGTCCATGCTCCAGTAGCGCAGCGGGGCCACGAAGGCTGAAGAGGCGGGAGTACCCCAGCCCTGGCCGCCGCTCCACACGCCGGCACCCCACCCAAAGGTGGCAGCGTTGCTGGGGAAGCCCGTGGTAAGATTGAAGAAGCCCGTGGCCACACCACCTGCGGTAGCTGAGGTGGCGGCGGCAGTGACGCCCGTGTTGATGGTGAAGCTGTTGGCATCCACCACCGTGATGGGGAAACCCCCCAGGGGCGCACTCACCGGGTAGATGTTGCCGCCCACCGTGGTGGTGATGGAGGTGAAGTAGAAGTAGTCGCCGGTGGAGTGGCCGTGGGCCGACACTGAAACCGTGATGGTGGTGGAGCCCGCCGAGGTGCTGATGATGTTGGAGGCGGAAACCGACGCGTCCACCGGAGTGATGTCGTAGTACTTGCCGCCGTCCCACACCATGAGGTGGGAGTTGGTGCCCACCGCGAGGTAGGTGGTGCCCGCCAGGTTGACCCACGTGAAGAGGGAGCGGCCCACGCCGGGTATCGTGGTGGTGTCCCCCACCCCGTTGATGTTCTGCCATCCCCCAATTTTTTCGGGCTGGCCGTAGCGGAACCTTACCTTGTCGGCATCGTACCAGCCGCCCTCGCCCGCGTAGCGGGTAAGCTCCCGGTTGATGCCGGGCTTGGCGGGTGCCGTGATGAGGCGGGGACTACGGGGTGCGTCCGCCACGCTTCTTCTCCAGGTACTCTTGGACGGTCTTGCTCTCGTAGATGCGGATGCTGGTCCACACTATGGTGAAGATGGCAGCAATGGCCGGGAGCATACCCGAGATGGTACCCACCACGGTGGCCACGGATGCGGTGTCGAGAAGGTGCTTGGTATGGTCATCCATGGCCGTAACCTTAGACGAGGGCGTAGGGGATCACACGCACAAGCCAGTTGGCCGCCGTGATGGTGTTGGCCGAACCCGGAGGAACAGCGGTCTTGTTGACGACGCCTGGGAGGGAGTTGTTGGCAATCTCAAGGTAGGTTGCCGAGGTGTCAGCCCGAACCTGGAGGACAATCGTGCTGCCCGCGATCACATTGACTCCGGCGTTGAGGATGATACGATCCCCCGCCGAGAAATTGTACTCGGCGCTCTTGCACTCCAGGTAGGTCGTGAAGAAGGTCGGAGTTGCGGAGAGGCCATGCGTCTGCGTCGTGCGTGTGTTGACTGCGATGGGGTCCAACACCAGAGCGGTGCCCGCAACCATGCGCGCTGCGCTGGTGACGGCAGTGGCCTGCAGGGTCCCGTCGGGGAACTTGAAGCCTCCCGTGGTGGACTCCACCGTGGCGGCGACGGTGAGGGCCTTGGAGACGTTGACCGTGCTTGTGAAGACGGCAGCGCCCGTGACCGAGAGGGGGGCCCGCACCGCCACCGCAGAGGTGAAGGTGGCTGCACCCGTGACGGAGAGTGGGGCGTTGATGGTGACGGGAAGCGTGAATGCTGCCGAGGCGGAGACCGAGACAGGCCCCGTGAAGGTGGTGGCAGAAGCAAAGGTGTTGGTATTGGTGAAGACGTTGGCGGCACTGAGCTGGACGTATGGGAGCATCGCGTTGACCACCGAGGTCCCGTCGATGACGAGGAAGACCCAGAGGTCGCGGGGCAGCACCACGCCTGTACCCGCCGAGGTGCGGAACGTGACGTTGGCCCCGGAGGCTTGGCAGCGCACCCAGTAGGTCTTGGCCACGTCGGGCACCACCACGGAGATGGCGGAGGTGACCGTGCCCGTGAGGTTGAGGACGGCGTTGCGAGCCTCGTCGGACACACCGTCGGCGGCACTCACCGTGTAGCTGGCGTTGCCCGAGATGTTGATGCTGCAATAGCCTGTGATGGCCTGCTGCACCAAGTTGAGGTTGTTGTTGGTCTTGACACCCCAGGTGTTGGCGTTCTCGCCAGTAGCCTGGAGTTCGAGGCGGAGGGAGGAGGAATACGTAGAGGGCATTACACGCCTCCCTGCAGGGTATTGTCGCCGCCGGCGGGCGAGTTGTTATTGAGGTTGTCATCCTGGCGGGTACGCCGGGCCTCGTTGCGCAGCTTCCCAACGGCGTCCTGGTACTTGCCCTCCCAGAGGGCGGCGGCCTGGTAGTTCTTCATGAACATGCAGGCTTCCTGCATGCACCCATAGAAGAGGGCTTCGGGGGCATACTCCGTGAGCCAGTTGGTGGAGGTGCCCACGCTGCCAATGGAGGTGGGGATCTGCACGTAGGAGATTTCGAGGGAGGCGCTGGTGGAGGGCGCGGGGGCCACCAGGATCTGGTTGTACCCCCAGCGGGCATAGTACTTGGGTTCACCCACGGAGGTGCGCTGCGGCCAGTACTCTCGGAGGAACTCGTCAGTACGCATGATGAGCTGGCTGTACCTTCCCGCCGACACGTAGGTGACGTTCTTCAGCACCAGTGCATCGGAGGGGATGGACACCAGGTAGGTGGAGACCGCCGCTGTAGTGTACACCACGAAGCCGTAGGTGTCAATGTCGCGGGCCAGGCGCATCCGCGTCTGGTCGATGAAGGTGGGGATGGCCGCCGCGAACTCCGTGTCGTCATTCTCGGTGGCGCTGCGGATGTAGTCGTAGAGTTGGGTGTAGGATGTGGACATGGCTCACCCGCTCACGTATCCAGAATCGCAGGCCAGATTGCCTTGAGTTCTTCTGGGGTTGATGCCGATGCCATGCGCGGGTCCTTCGTCACGTCGCGAAGAAGATTCTTCTTGGCAACGATGTCTGAAGTTGTGGAGTTGGTTTCCAAGGCTCGCTGGTAATCCACGTCAAGCTTGGCCAGCAGGGGTGCACGCGCCTCACGCATCCTATCCTTGTGGATCTCTCGGGCCTTGTCCATGTTGATGCGGATCATTCCTGGTACTCCCAAGCATCCCTGAACGTGCGATCCGAAGGAATGTCAGACATGTGGATAATCTTGAACGGCTTACCCAAGGGAACATCCTTAACCGCAATCTCATCTATGGTAAGTCCACAATCAGCGGGAATTACAACAGCAACTCCGCCCTCGTCCGTAGGATAAATGATTCGCCATTCTGACATGGTTTCCTCCTAGCGTACAGCCACTACATAAACATAATCTCGGTCAAATGCGTTGTTACCCGGAGTGCCAACGATGATGCGAACTGCCGAGGTGGTGATGGTTGCAGGATTTTTTAGCGCAACCACCCCGTTGGGGGCGGCATCGCCGTTTCCTTGCTGAGAAAAACCTGCGCAAGCATAATTGGCGTCTGGAAAATTAGTAGCAAAGTTTATGGTGTAGTCACCGACGCCATTGTCCGTGAGAGAGGAAACATTGCCCGAATTTCTGATGGCAATAGTCCCAGTGCCATTGAAGTTCACCCAAGCGCGCACTCCGTAGGCGAGGGCACCCGAACCGTATCCACTATTGAAGGACAGGTCGCTGCTGATCACCACCGAGGAGTTGACCTTCAGGGTAGATGCCAGCGACGTGGCACCCTTGATATCAACCGACGACACAAAGGTAGCCACGCCCGAAGTCGTAAAGGTTCCCGACACACTGACGTTGCCCGAGAAGGTAGCGTTGCCGGTGGTGATGAGCGTACCGCCAATGGAGGTGGCACCTCGAAGGTTCACTGCCGACAGGAGGTTGGCTACGCCGGACACCGTGAAGGTACCGGACACCGACACGTTGGAGTTGAAGGTACCTGCGCCGTTGACCACCAAAGTAGAGGCAAGGGACGTGGCGCCCCCGATGCCAACGTTGCCGCTGGCGTCGATCCGCATGCGCTCGACGTTGTTGGTTCCGAGAACAAGCGGATATGGATCATACGCAAAAACTTCCAAACTGCCGTTTTGCGACTCAATTCGCGAAGTGGACGCCGAGCTGCGAGCGTACAAGTGAATGCGCTCGCCTCCGGTCGTGTTTGCCAGTCGAAGCGATTCGCCGGTTGCGTTCTCGACCTGCAAACGAACAGATGGCGACGTGGTGCCGATACCCACGTTGCCGCTACTGTTGATCCGCATGCGCTCGGTAGTGCCGTTGGTGCGTAAAATTAACGCACCCGGAGTGCTCATATATGTGTTGTCATCAGAAAAAAGCTGAAGCGTTTGTTTGGCTACTCCAGAGCTATCGTTCATGAAAATAACAGTAGCATTTGGCATTCTGATAGCGCCGTTTACGTCAAGTTTATATGCTGGCGATGTCGTGCCGATGCCGACGTTGCCTGCGCTGTCGATCCGCATGCGCTCGGAGCCTGCGGTGGAAGCAGCGAGGGTGTTACCGGCGGGGAAGTAGATGCCGGTGTTGGTGTCGCCCGTGGTGGAGATGGAGGGCGTTCCTGCAGTGCCGGGACCCACCACAACAGCGCTGGAGACGCTAACGGTGCTGTTGAAAGTAGCATTACCATTGGCGACCAACGTGGATGCCAGGGAGGTTGCACCCTTGACATCAACCGCAGACGCCAAGGTGGTTACACCGGACACGAAGAAGTTTCCGGTGACACTCAGTGCGCTCTGGACGTTGACCACGGAGGTGAAGTTGTTGGCACCCGTGAAGGTGTTGGTAGAGGACAGCAGGGCGTAGGCCGATGGATTGATCAAGCCCACGTAGTAGCCCGCGAGGGACGCCGCGTTATTGGCGGACACTGCAGCAATGGATGCCGCATTGGCGTAGACAGCCGCGATGCTGGCAGAGTTGGCGGCGTTGGCAGCCGCAGCACTGGCAACACTGGCAGCGTTGTTGGCGGAGACAGCAGCGATGCTCGCCGTGTTGGCATAGACCCCCGCGATGCTTGCTGCGTTGTTAGCACTCACGGCGGCGATGCTGGCGGTGTTGGCCCTCACCCCTGCAATGCTAGCGTAGTTGGCTGCGTCGGTAGCGAAGGCGCTGGCACTCACCTTGTAGATCTGGGCCACGGAGGCGTAGCCCCCAGCCTCGGTGGCGTAGGCGCTAGCCGAAGTCTTGTAGATTTGGGCGAGGGAGGCAGCCACGGCGGCATTGGAGGCATCCACGGCCACCGAAGAAATCTGGGCGGCAAGGGAGGCTGCCTGGGCTGCGGCACTCGCGGCGTTGACATAGGAGACCGAAGCCTGCGCGGCGTACACCCCGGCGAGGGATGCTTCGGCGGCAGCGCTTACCTTGTAGATGTTGGCGTTGACCGCAGCGGTGGAGGCCAGGTTAGAGTAGGTGAGGGCGTCGTTGGCATACCCCGCCGCCACTCCCACGTTGGACGCGATGGTGTCGATCTGGGTGCCGGGGTAGACCACGGCGACCTGCTTCGTGCCCGACGAGAAGTCCACGAGCGCGTTGCCGTTGGAGGAGCTGTAGACCGTGTTGCGCGAGAGATAGGGAATGCCCGCCGAAAGGGTGAAGGTGCCGAGGCCCACTTCCCACTCGTTGGCACTTTGGTGGGTGATGGCGTAGTAGCACTGGTTGCCGTTGCCCACCCCCGCGCTGAAGGTCTGGAAGTTGCGCACGGCCCCCAGGAGGGCGAGGGCCCCCGTGCCATTTCCCGTGGTGTTCTCGCGGACGCGGTTGGCGTTGACAATGGTCATTAGGAACCTCCGGGCCCACCGTCATCCAGGGGGACTTGCTGCTCATCGGTCTGGTTGTAGTTGATGGCCAGGGGCACATCGGGACGCGGGTAGCGCAGGGCCTGCGGGTCAGGATAGACGGGCGGCGGCCTATTCTGCGGGTGGGTCATCAAGTTGAATTCGCCGTCGTTGCAGGTGCTGCAGACGCGCCAACGGGTGCCCGGCTCATTGCGGATCTGGAGGTAGCGGTAGCGGAAACCGCACCTGTCGCACAAGCTCCAACTGTGTTTGCCGGAGGCGAAGTGGCCCATGTCAGTACCTGTAGCGTGGCACTATACGGAGGGTGGCGCGCTCGCGGTCCTCGTCGGTGGCATGCAGAAGCTGGTCTTCGTACTCCGCCTTGAGCATCGCCAGGCGATCCATGGGGAACTGCATCCCACGGTTGAGGCCCAGGTAGTAGGCGAGGCCAGCGACGAGGGCGGGCCAGAAGCGGCGGGGCATATCCGGGTCGTTGGAGAGCTTCCCGGCATCCTGCACGAAGCGCATCTTCCAGTAGACGAGGATGTCGGTGGAGTTTTCGGGCGCGGGCCACACGTAGATGAGGGGGTACTCGCGCTGCCTGTTGACGAAGTAGTGGGTGGGCCGGCCCTGCTGCTCCTTGCGGGGAATGTCGAGGTACTCGCCAAATCCCAAGCGGGTCATGATGAGGTCGGTGCCGTTGCGGCGCACCACGGCATCCAGGAGGTCGAGGGTGTCGGTGCTGCAGGAGATGGTGGCCACCGCCGACGTGAGGGTGACGAGGACCTGCTCCAGGGTGTGGAGGAGGATCCCTCGGTTCTGCAGGTCGGTGAAGAGGAGGTCCAAAGCCCGCCGGGACACCCGGGCTTCGGTACCGAGAGTGGGCTCGCCCCCAACCCGAAGAGTTGCCTGTTCAAGCAACTCGTCAAGGGGGAGGGAGAAGGAGGTGGTCCCGGAGGTTGCCATGGCTTACTTGATGGTGTACTTGCCGCCCTTGGTGGCAGCGCCCATGCCCCGGCAGGTGCCGCCGCCGGCCATCTTCACGCTGCCGCCCTTGCGGAAAAACGGAACGCCCCGGGAAGTCTCCCAACTCTTCTCACCGTACCTGCGGGCACCCCCTCGGTGATTCTCCAATCGCATGTCATCTATGCTCTTGAAGGGGACAAGGCGCGGGCGGCGAGGTACACGCAAATCGACGGGCCTGACGAAGCCGGCGATGGCCGCTCGCTCCTCCTCTGTCATCGGGCGCGGGATTCGACTGCGAGAAGGACCCGTAACTGCGGGGTCCGTGGAAAGAAACTCAGTACCTGCCGCTCGACGAGTCATGCTACGCTGCTGGGAAGTGGGGCGCGTAGGCAGGCTTTCGGTAGCGCGCGGCCTGGAAGCACGAGAAGCTTCCTCCCGATCCATGGCTTCCTGGCGAATGCGATCCCCTGCACCCGTGTTTTCCTCCGAAGAGGACTTGGGTGCGGGCAGGGGCTCTCTCTTCACGGCACCCGCGCTGTAATCGGACTTGGATTCCGGGGCCTTCTTGCGCCCGAAGAGATCAGAAAGGGAGTACTGCGGGACATCCCACTCGGGCATCGACTCGGTGCCCCTGGACATGCCGTACTCCTTGACCTTGCCGCCCTCGGCGTACTTCTTGACCTTGCCGCCCTTGCGGTACACGTCGTAGTCGTAGCCACGCTGGGCCGCGCCAGCACCCCGGGAGGTCTTGCCCCCGTGGGACATCGTGGCCATGTCGCGAGGCTTTCCGCCCCTGAGTTTGCTCTTCATGGTGACCTCAGTAGATCTTGTAGTCGCCGCCCTTGGAGGTGCAGCCCATCCCCCGAGAGACGGAACCACCCTTGGCGTAGCGCGGGGCATTTTTGGCCGGCATCTCGATGCGCTTGGTGACCGGCATCGTGTAGACGGGCGGCTGCTCGAACTTGTTCTGGTAGCTGGTGCCCTTGACGGCAGCACCCTTGCCCTTCATGGTGGCCATTTGAGACCTCAATCGAAGAAGAGGGTGATGCCGCAATTGGCACCACCGGAGACCTTCACGAACATAGCCTGCTCGCAACGAAGGCCCGCATCGGGAATGTAGATGGCGACGCTGTCGGGGTTACCGGAGGTAGCCCTATGCGGCATGTCCACCTGAAGGATCTTCTGGCCCGTCGCACTGATGGCCGCCGAGGCATCGTAGACGTAGAGGGTGCCCGGCAGGTCATTGTGGATGTAGAGGCTGCGAAGACGAGTCGGCCTGTCCACCACCACCGTAGAGGTGGCAGAGGTGAAGGCCGACTTGATCTGGGTCCAGGACATCTGGCACCCTTACGCGATGGTGGTGTACACGGGGATGTAGTAGACCGTGCCGGCGGCGTTCTTGATGGGCAGGTAAGCCGGGGCCGACGACACGTTCATGCCGTTGATGGAGGTGGCAACCACCTGGTTGAGGATGAGGGAGCCATCGGTATCGACGCCCCAATCGGCGGCGGAGGTGCCAACCGAGGCAACGACGACAACCGGGTAGACTTCGCGCGTGAAACGAGACATGATGCACTCCGTAGAATAGGGGAAAATTGTGCCCCCGATTCTGTTGCCGGGGTGGTCCCCCAGTGTAGCATAGGGTACCACGAAAAGCAAGAGGGCCAGGGTTTCCCCCAGCCCTCCCACTTACCTCACGGTAGGGTAGGTCAGGTAGCGCCCGACGAACCGAACCAGCCGCGCCAGTCCGACCACCCGAAGGCGTAACGCTCGCGGGCCTTGAAGCGCAGGTTGCCCGTGTCGAAGTCCGGCTCCATCTTCGTCTGGAGCGGGACTCGGACGAACATCTTCGAGCCGTTCGGAGCGTCCGTCTTGATGAACCAGGCGTTGGTGTCCGTGAAGCGCTGGTTGACGTGGTAGCCACCCGGCAGCATCCCCATCGACTTGATGGAGTTGATGTCGTTGTCCGTGGTGCCGACACGGCCCGGGCTCTT